TGAGGTAGCAATTACTTTATTATTCTTATCAAAGTATGTGTGATCTCTTACTAGTTTTTGGATTTCTGGATCTTGAACCAGTCTATCAGCTATCTTCTGAAGCTTTCTGTCTTTCAAAAACTCTCTAAACCAACCTAATATGTTGAAGTTCCAATCATCATTACTACTATATCCTCCTCTTCTACTTGCTAACGCAGCGTGCGTTGTAGCTGCCATTGCTGCCATCACTGCTGCATTCTCGTTTATAGTTATTCGACTTTTGTCGTTCAAATTCATCTTACCCTTAGCAGGCTTCCACTGATATAGATGCTCTTCCATCATAGCAAGTGTTCCTGCCGATGCAGCATTTTTGCTCAGAAATCTTTGAGGAAGGAGTGTGTCTTCGAGCTTTAACAATCTTATAAGAATGAAGTAGATAGTACCTCCTGGTAAGACAGAAGCGGCTACTAATCCAGAAGCCTTTAGTGCTTCTTTCATCTGATTTCCGATCTGCTCTTTTTCTTGTTTAGTTAGTTCTTTTTTTCCAGCTGCCGCTTGTATCAAAAGGGAGAAGGCTTTTTTTGTCTCAATACCCTCATCCTTAATAGCTTTTATAAGTTCTTTAAACCGAGTTTTAATTTTTTGAACATACTCTCCTACAACAGCTTCGCTTAGTTGAGACTTATTTGTTAGTATATCAAAGATTGCACGAGTTGTTGAGTCTGGTATGTTTGGATAGTTGGTTTTGAAATTATTGTAGTTTCCTGCTGCTAAATCTGCTCTTAAAACACTAGCGCTAATACCTTGGCCATTCTTATCATCGTCTCTACCTGAATATGTAAGCGGTGAAACGTCCATTGGAAGCTCTACTACATTTACATTAGGTCTGTTATACTTTCCAGCTGGTGTGGTTCCTTTAGCGTCTGCATGACCTGCTACGAACATCTTTACTCGATCGTAGTCTTTACCCTTTGAGCTTGATCCTAATGCATAAGTACCGGGAGCTGCTTGTTCAATAAATTCATAGGCAGCTCTCATTGGATTGTCATTTGGTGCCTTTTCTACCCTAACACCAGCCGCACCCTTTAACAATAGTCTCCAGATGTCCATCGATTGCTGCATGGTAATACCATCTCGCTCCTTTGGACCAATTAAAATCTTAACTTCTGAGACGTTTGGTTGTGCTGCATATCGCTTTGCTAACTCTAAATGACCAGCATGTGGTGGCTTAAACCCTCCAGGAAGCATTACCACAATACCTTCCTCCATTTCTTTGAGAACTTGCTCAACCAAGTAATTTGCTAATGTATTCTTCATTACTTATAAATATGCTTCGATTGAAGTTGACGTTTTAATTCGACTACCTCCATTTGTAGTTTTTCCATTCGATCTACGATTGTTGTAAGAAGTCTACCTACAGATTGCTGTCCCAAGGACTTGCGTAGGTATATGTCATCTACAACGGCATTACCTTCAACAAAGAGCCTATAGTCTTTATACACCTTTTCATCCAAAGAGTGACCGATATACACCTTTTCGGTGTTTCTTAGAGGTATAATCTCTCTTCGCTCAATGTCTTTGGTTACCGGATTGTATGCTAAGTAGTGTAAAATGAAGTATACTGCATCATTCTTCAGCTGCTGATCTGTAGATGGTAAGCCTATGCGTAGACTGTATGGGTTTTGCTCATGTCTTTGCTTTATCTGTTCAATATTCTCTCCATTCCAGGATTGGTATAGGTTTTTTATATACATCTTTCCTAGAGTGTTGCCATTAACCATTCCCTGAGTGATTGGGAACTGTACTTGGCAATTTCGTATTGTGCTGCTGTTTATCATATTATGATACTTCTAAATCTTCTCTAGGTGACAATCCACCAGGTAACGAAGGGATAACGAATCCACCATTTGTTCCGGGTTTTGTGAAGCTTGGATCAGTTGTGACTCCAAGTTTGCAGAAAGAGATGTCATCTATTATTACACCAAAATAGGAGTTTGTTGCCAAAGATCCTGACGCTTCAAAACATAACTGGGCTGGTGCTCCATATTGAATAAGCATTACACTAAACCTCTCGTGATAGAATCCCGTAGTAGGATCAAAAAAGGTAAATAATGGTGCAGACCCATACCCGTTTCCAATTGTTACTATGTTATTTGCAGGTGGATACCATCCATCAGCACCTGCCACTCGTGCAGACGGTACTGGCGCATTATCAATTACATTGTGTATGAACACGCTCATATATGATCCGGCATCTGGATAGCGATCGTGTGGTACGTATCTTTTTAAGGTAAAGTCTACAGAGTAGATGCCACCATTCTCGGTAAAAAGCTCATTTGCTTGAAAGCCGGTGAAAGATTTTAACCAATAATCGGTTCCTAGTGGTGTACCGCTTCCAGAATATGGAGTTGGAAAAAATAACCTTCTATTCTTTAACCCTCGTCTAAAGTTTCTTAAACCAGTAGAGTCTGTAGAGGATCCAAACAACGATGCTGTTACTAGAGATCGACTAACTTCTGTTCGTGTAATAGCTGCACCACCCCCTCTGTCGAAGTATTGACCATCTACGCTGCTAGTCTCTCTTGTGATATTACTTCCTAGCTGGTATGAGCACGATGTGTAGTAGTGTCCTGGGGTTGGGATTGGGTACTTTGCTGCATCTGTATTTGAAGAGGTATATGGTGATACCAGTATAACGTCGGCAGGTGGGGTTGTGTATTGGGTATACATTGCACCAGATGCATCAATTCTTCGTATTATGAAGTTGGGTCTTGAGTTTGCTGGCCACACGCTTCCTGATGAGTCTGGGATCATTTTTGGATCATATACATGCCAGCTACTGGTTATGTTGTAATTCTGCACTCCAAATTTTGTAGATCCAGAGTCGTAGTGAAAACTTCTACTCGAGTATGTAACAAACCAGTTACCAATGCCAGCGTCGTCGCCACCCACAGTGCCTATAGGACTGGACCAGCTTGGTACTAACACGTTCCACATGAAGTCGCACGCATGCGACCCCCACGGAAGCGCTCTGTAGCTTCCAGTCATGCTATCTGTAGTTCGCGTACTACGCCACTGAGATCCCGACAAAACTCCTCTATCCCTTGGGTAGTTAAACCAGCTTTCAAAGGTGTCAGCATCATTCGTTGCTGTATTGTTTGAACCAGAAGTATACCATCTTATGTCATTACTGGTCCATGGATCGGTTTGCAGTAGGTAATATACGTCGAATGCGTTTTCGCTCAACAGCGGAGCGTTGTATGGTGCTGATGGTTGAAGGGATGTTGATGGAAAGTGTTTGTAAAACAAACCAAATGCTTTTGTTTCAAATGCCATTGTTAAATTGTTTTTTTCTTAGAAACAGCCGACGAATCATACGTAAAGGAGTTTAATATCTCAGCCTGACATCCATTTCCTGGTATTTCTGCTTTGAGGTTTACCACAACATCATCCAAGTATGTTACATATTCAGATTGCTTTCCCGTATAATCGAAGTACTCGATTTTGAAATCAATTGATTGAGATATTGTCATAGCCTCCGCAACCTCAGCACTCAACTGAACTGGGAACTGTATTAATTTAGGAGTGAACCCGTTAAGTTGGTACGGCTTTATACTTATCTCAGACACATAAGTGTTGCCGGTTGTGTTTGGTTGCTCGTCCACAACCCTTGATCTAAATAAAGGTCTTCCCAGACCGTCGGCATCGGTTTGAAAATCAAACAATACTTTTCCATAATACTTTGCTATTGGTCTATCGTTGACTATCTTACCAACATACTTTCCAAACTTATTCTCGACGCCGGCGTACCTCTCCTTCTCGTTGTTTGTCGTTTTACGAAACGCTTTTGGATACACCTGAGGTAAGATAGTGTATGAGTTGAGTGGGTCGCTATTCATGTAAACCTCTAACTCCGTATATGGATCCAACGTCAAGTAGAATCCTAACGTATAAAGTTGATCGCCTATGTAGTTTTGATTGTATGTTGGCGTCAATACCATTGATTGCGTATAACTTGCAGGAAGGACTGCTGATTCAATGAGTGGGTTGTCTGTTACTGACCCCGACACCAGTGTGAACAGATTAGGTACCTCCTCAACAAAAGACCAGTACGTGTCTAGTATACTTTGGGTTGTGAAGTGGCCTATCAAAAGGTAATCGGACTCGTGCTTTCCGTAGTTGGTTGTGTTAGGAAAAGCGGCGTCGGTTAAGTACTCTGGAGACTTAATTATCTGGTCGTTGAGTAATTTGTATTCTCCTGATAGTGATTCTAATTTTGTGTACGTCTTAATGCGGTAAACCTGTCCACTGATAGGGTTGAGATCTTGGTAGGTAAACTCAACGTATGATTGTGATACAGCAGAGCTAGTTGCGTATGATATGTCTGACGGTGCATACACAACGCTGCCAGTAAAGTTACTCGCCTTTTTGTAAGTGAAGGTTGAATTTCTGTTTGTAGAAAGAGAGCTAGATGAGGCTACATGAGTGCGCACCGTTAGCGGATTACTTATAACGGCTTGTTTGTCGTTTATGATCTCTACAATACTTGCCGTATAGTATTGCAGCTGACTTCCTAAACTGTCTACCAGTGTCACTCCTGCAGGCAACTGTGGTGATAATCTCTTAGGAACACTTTGCGAGTTGAAAAAGGCAAACTGACCTCCAAGATGTTCTTTTTTGAAAAAACTACTAGTGGCAGTTATGACTGTGTTGTATCTGTTTGTGTATTGGATTAGATATCCTCCAACTATGTCCGAATCTCGCTGTCTCAGTGCTGTGTTAACAGAGTTTTCTGTGAAAGGTTTAGCAGCTGGATCTATTATTATTCCCTTCAATCTTGGATCTAGAATGTCGCTGCTAGTGCTGAAATCTCTATCGTAGCCTTTGAATTGGGATGTTTCTATTGTTAGCTGCCTGATGCTCGATGTCTTTGTAGTGTATACAAAGCCGCTAGAAGTGTATTGAGTTTGCAGACGTGCAGGTGTTATAATCTGGGCTACAGATACTAGAGGTGGTTTATCGAATAGCAGTAGCGTATCGTTTCGCTCAAAAGGTTCAACCATAAAGTCACGGCTCCATCTAACGTTGTACTTGTTCTGCTGTTCTCTAGGAATTGGATCTCCATTTGGATCTAGCAACGCTTCTCCTACGAGATACATTGTTGCAGGACCCTTCGCTGTAATATCGTATATGTCGATGCTGATGTAATAGTTGTTGAATCTATCTATGAAATTGGTTACCTCTGCATATATGCCATTGCCTGCTGCATCTAGTACTTCTACATCTATTGTTGAGTTGAGTCTTAAATTTGGCCCTCCTTTTAGGGTTATTACACTTCGACCTCCACCCAGCATTGAAGGAAAGGACGTCACATCAAAGTAAAGCGGTGAAGTCTCACTACTATCTTGTATGTAGAAAGTCCCTTTATCATATCCACGGGGTTGTGGTATTCTGTATATCGAATTAACTGCCATTTAGTATAAATATACTCTAGCAGGAGATGTAGCTCATATCATCCTTCTTATCTATTGATAGTATGGTGTCGACCATGTCTCGTACCACGTCTATGTGTGAGATGATTAAGCTGAATCGGAATACGTCTTTCATGTGAGTAAATAGGGTATGCATTGAGTTTAGGTTTGTACTATCTAATACCCCAAGACCTTCGTCAATAGCAATGAAGTCTGGTTTTGGTAGGTTTGTAATCTTTATCAATGCAATTCGAATAGCTATAGATGAAAGGAACCTCTCCATTCCAGAACTCAGCTCTAGTGGCCATTTTTCATCATCATAGCAGATGTACGCGTTTATGTTCTTTCCATCTGTCTCAAGCTCAACAGTGAAGTCAATAATTTGATTTAGAATGTTGTTAGTATATTGCTGGATGTATGGTACTGCTTTGCTGATTAGCGTATACGGAATACCATCCTTGTGCATTGCCTTTGTGTAAAGGTCATACGCAAGTTGCTGATCTACCAACTGATGCATGTGCTCTATGGTTCTCAAGCACTCGGAGATAGTTTGCTCTGCAACTTGTACCTTTGCATGGTAGTCTTTTGCTGTATTGTTAAGCTTCGAGAGTGTGACCGCTTTCACATTCTTTTCCTTGTTTAGCTTACTAATCTCATCCTGTATCCGTTTGTTGCTCTCTAGGATTGTTACGTTGTCGTGGTATAGTTTTATGTTGCCTTGAATTGTCTTTTTCTCGTTTTCTGCTTGAATAAGCATGGACTTCACTCGCTCCAATCCTACAGAAGCTGTGGTTCTATCTAAGTGTAGTTGATCGCGTTTCTTTATTAGTTGGTTGAGTTCGTCTGCCTGCTCTTCGATGAAGGCATTTTTCTCGATAAAATCAACAACAACGCTTCTCTTTTGTAAGAAGTCTGCTACCGTCTTTTTATCCTGCTCCAACTCCTCTTTTGTCTTCATTGCGTCTTGTACAAACACATTCGATACACAATACTGACAGTTAGGATCATACTCATGTTCGTTGAGTTTTGCTAGCTTTTCGAGTTTATTTTTGATTGTAAGCTTCATAGTGTCAAGCTCCTTATCAAGCATGAGCTTTGCAGCAATTTCCGATCTGTAGTCGTTGTAGAGGTCTTGGTTGAATGTTTTTGATGCACTCTCTATTTGTGTACAAATCTGAGAATGTTGGCCATTTAATTCCGCTTCTCTAAGTCTACGTTCTTCTTTGTCTTTTTTGAGATCCTCGATGCGAGTCTTGCAATCCTCTAATTGATCGTTAAGGATGTCTATATCCAAACCATCTCCCTTACAATCTTGCAATTGCTTATTATATTCAAGTAGTTTGTCGTTTATATCCTGCATCTCCTCCTGAGCTTGTTCTAACTCTGCAAGCACATCCTCTTGCTTCTTTTCGTAAAGCTCCTTCGATCTCTCTGCATCTCCAAGTTTGGTTTCAAAGTCTTGCTTTTGATACTCTTCTATTAGAATTGCAGTCTTTCTGTTGTTCTTATTTGCTAAATCACAGAGAGAGTCGAATATGGTTACATCTAAGAAGTTTGCTAGTAGGTCCTTCCTTTCTCCTTGCGTTTTGTCTATGAAGTTAGAATTGTTACCCTGCAACGATAGTGCTGTTAAAATGAAGTCATCAAACGTTCCAACATAGGATTGAATGCTGTAATTTGTATCTCGTCTTTGCTCTCCGTTTAACGAAACCCTCTCTCCTTCTGAGTTGATCATCCAGAAATCTACATCTACTCTCAGCTTTCCTTTGAGAGCACCACTTCTGTAGCGATATGCCTTTTTCTCTACAAAAAAATCTAATCCACCAAGCTCAAAGTTGAACTTACACTCAAACGAATCCTTCTTGCGGTTAAGGACTTGTTCTGCCTTACTTGCACGAAACGATTGATCAAATAAGCAGAAGCATAGAGCGTCTAATACAGCAGACTTTCCAGCATGGTTTGGCGCGAAAAGCCCACAAGTTCCTTGCTTCGTTCCAAAGTCAATAACATTACCTTCCCCATAAGAGAACATATTGCTGAACTCAAATCGCTTAGGCTTCCAGACAACATTACGGGCTGTTTCTGGTAAGTTGATTTCCTGGTTTAGTTTAGTGTTGATCTCTAAAACCTTAGCCAAAGTCTCGTCATCGATGTTCTGTGCTGAGAGGTATTCTGTTAGTAGTTGGTTCTGGTAAGCTACACTTCTGACGTCTCCTTGGTTGAGAGTATCGTCAAGTATATTTGAGTTACCGTTAATGCTATTTTTATCAAGCTTTTGAACAATCACATCACGAATCCTGTACTCTTTTCTAATCGTAGCAAGAACGCGCTTCAGTTGCGCTGGGTCTGTGTTTATTGTACGAACTCGTAAATTTGTCTTAGAGGTTAGTGGTAGGTTGTCTGGCAACACTCCGTTGTCAATATCCAGCGTATAGTAGCCGTAGCTGTTTGGAATATCGTGAAATTCATACTCAACTTCTGGCTTTGTTAAATCTATCAACGCATAGCCATGACCCTCAAAAGCTTCTCCAAAGTTCTGTTGCACTAGAGATCCAGGATAGAATATTGCAGGGTTGCTTTTGCTTAGTATTTGTCGCTTATGTATGTCTCCTAATGGGACAACATCAAAGCCAGCGAATAGACTCCAATCCAATCCATGCGAAAGGACTAAACCGCTATCGACACTACTGTTTGCGATAGTACCATGGTACAGGGCTACCAGCTTCTTGTACTTGTTTGGTTGCTTAATTTTATCGTAAGTAATGTATTTATCTGGTTCATCAAGCAAAGAGTATACACTCAAAGCTATGTCACCTATCTCGTACAATCCTGAGTTTCTGAGATAAGAAAGGTTGGGATGGTTAATACTCTTAACGATAGGTGTAAGCGCATCTAATCTATGCTGATTGTTTAGGTTCGCATCGTGATTTCCAGTGATTACTATGGTCGGCACTCGGTCAGCTAGTCCGTTGAAGAGGTAGGAAACCATCTCTATAAGCTCTGGACTCATGTCGGTTTTAGCGTGCACAATATCTCCTCCCACGGTCACTATCGAGTTAGGTGGTAGTTGATCTATTCGAGCAAACACATCGTCAAAAACCTCCTTAAACTCCTTATGCCTTTTCCAGTTGCGTAAGTGTATATCAGCAATGTGGAAGATGTAGTCTACCGACTTTAGTGAGCTTTTTACTTTGTTTATCATAGTAACATCTTGTATTTGATAAGATCGAAAAAGTCGACCTTCTTTGCCTTAGAAATAGCGTCAACCATCCCGGCATACCCAATCTCACTTGGATCCTTACCCGGAAGGTTAACTACACAAACTTCTATGCCATTGTTCATAAAGTACTCAATCTCCTTTACGCTATCGTTAAATGCATCAGCATCGAGTGCTAAGTATATTTGCTTAACTCTCTCTGTGAGTATACGACTCCTTAAAGTAGTCAAAATTTTCTTACCAAACAACGGAATTGCGTTTCTTTTTACTGCAATCGCATCAAAAGCACCCTCTACTATTACTATAGGCTCTTTCCAGTTGATTTGGTTTTCAAAACCTACAATGTCCTTTGAGACTGGAGGATTCTTGTGTGCAATCGTGGATCCTTTATAATAACTTCTTCCAACGTAGTAATTAAGTTGGTTGTCTTGATTATAGCTTGGAATAATCAGCATTCCTGCATACGGTCCTTCTTCACAATAACCTACTTGATATCTTAAAATGTCTACCGCTGTGAGGTTTCTTTCTTTCATCGCATAATGCAATGCATTGCGGTAATCTGGTGTGTTTTGGTTTATATAGAGAGGTCTGTATCCTTCCGGAAGACCTACCAACTCCCTTGTGTTAATAGGAATGTTGGATGATGTAGAGTTGTCTCCATAAAGCTCCTTAGCCTTCTTAACCAACTCATAAGGTGCGTTACTTTTGCGTAGTAGTGATGTGATAGTTTGACCTCGAGCATCACATACCCAACAGTGCCACTTCTGCGTTACAAGGTTTACTTGCAGCTTCTTTTTGTAGTGATTACAAAACGGACACGAGTAACTATGCTCATTATTTCTATGAGGCGTGCTAGGTCCAAGAAAGCCATCCAATAGGCCTTTTGATTGCAATACACTTACTGTCATGTATATACTATACGAAGTTTTGCTTTACTAAGCAAACCATTCTACTGGAATATCCTTATCTGCATAAAGAAACCCATGCTTGTTACACCAATCTGCGTATGTTGTCTTTGAGCCCTTTCTTATTTTGTTTTTTGAGTTCTGAAACACAAACCTGATGTCTAATTCCGGGTTCTGCTGCTTTATCAATAAGTGCTTCTGTCTGTCTGCTAAAACAAACCGACCCTTGGTTTCAATAAAGATCCCATTAGGTAGTCTAAAATCAGGAGTATATATGTGTTGTGTGGCTGGTTTGGTATAAGAAACCTTATGCTGTTCATACTGACCATCAATGCCTCTCGATCTTAATGATTGATCTAAAACTTCCTCAAGACCACTTCTAAAACCATGCTTTGCAGCTGCCTGCTTTTTTGTAAACCTTTTTCTCATCCTACTATCTATCAAACCTTACAATGAAGGTTGTATCTACGTTATTTGGCATTTGGATTGGCGTACTCAACTTTCCAATTGCAACCAACCTATGGTAATCGTCATACAGTCCTATGGTAGTTACAAATGGTACAAAATCTGAACCAGTAACGAATGACTTGAATACGTATTGGTTTTGATCTGGATCGTAAACCTGTAAAGTTGGATTATTACTCCTAGTGAACTCTCCTGGACCTACTGTGCAGGATACTTCCGTTTCCCAAATTGTGTGAGTACTTCTCGTATCTATATCGTGTATTGTGCAATATCTGGAAGGAATCGATGTTAACGTCATCATTCCGTGATTGTAGAATATATTGCCTATTTGGGTTGTTCCAACTCCCTGCGTATGTCTGAGTACTTTCTTTTCATCTAAGCTTAGAATCTCTCTATAAATCTTAATATTATCGATCAATCCATTAAAGCCTTGATCCTGCTTATAAGAGTTACCAATGTATACGTTAGCTAGATTGATACAATTCCTATCTAAGAAAGGGCACACTCCTGATGTTGATGAGTATGAAGCCGATCCATAGACCTCTAAAGTCATAGTTGATCCTGACTTTTCGGCTATAATGTAGTAGAGTTGATCGTTATCTAACGCAAAGCTGCTTGTTACGGTAAAAATGCCATCTGCACCGCCTCCTTTCTCAAAGGCAACTTTAGATTCTGTTGTGTATGCGAGTCTATATGGAAACTGATTATTCACTGGCTGCGAATATACATTACCATTCTCATCAATTCGCAGCTGCTCTGAGTATCCATGTTTAGCTAAAAGCACTGCTCCCGATACGTTCGTAGATGCCTGAGTTGGCATCACCATCATTGCAATTGTGAAGTTTTTGTTCTGGAAGTTGTATTGATCTTTGTAGTCTGGAACTGGATCATAGTTTATAGTTACACTAGAGCTAAGAGATGACGTAAAGAACAGAGCTGTTCCTAAAAACCCTTTTTCAGATCCAGTTGTGTAGCTGGATGCTGTTACAAATTCCGAAGATACGTTGTAGTAGTTGGTTTGAACATTCCAACCGCCACGGTTATAGCTAGAAGATATGTTCACTGCTCCAGCTCCAACGTACTTGTATATATCATCTAATGGCCACTCACCTATTGTCTGCTTAGTTATAGAAGATGTGTAATTAGTAAAGGCTCCACCCACATACTCGCCATAAGGTGATAGGTACTGTCCTCCAGAAATGATAAGATTTCCATACAGATCATCTTCGACTACCCAAGTTCCACTTATATGGGTCGAGGTACTACCACTAACCATTGACCAACTTACAAGCATGCGTACAGAGCCTGGTAATATCGATTCACCAAACTTTGACTGAGGCATGCTTATCACTTGAGCTCGATCTTCTAAATACCTGTACTGTGAGTTTATATTCCCGCTACCAAAAGATGCCTTATTGTTTACGTAGAAGTCTCTGTAATAAAGGTGTTCAACTGATCTGTGTACGATTCTTTGATACTTTCCATTGGCCGTTTGGGGTTCATCCGCATCGTAGTGAAAGTTTCCTTGATCAAAATTATCTCCAAGCGGATCGGCTTCGAGATGGTCAGGTGTTGGATTGTAGTCTGCCTGATACACCGTGTATACTGAGCCACTTAAATTATCTTGAATAGAGTCGGCCCATAACTTATACGTTCTAAACGGAGTTATGCGTACGTCGGACTTATCTAAGCTTTTGAAAATTCCTGCCATTTGATATAAATATAACCTAAAAGTAAACCCTTTACCTGCAATTAAGTAAAGGGTTTCTTTATTAAGGTGGAATTATTTTAGTAATCTAGTTTTACTTTGATCAACGCTTCTCGGTTGAAGCTTTTCAATAACGGTCGACTTAGCTTTGCAACAGCTACAAGACGGTTAATATTGTCGTACATTCCGATTGTAGTAATGTAAACGGATGGGTTACGAATCATGCTAGCATGCAAGAACTGCCCGCTTGAACCGGTTACAAATGTTGGGTTATTTGAAAAGTTAAACTGTTTGTTTGTGATTCGAACAAAGTAGTGTGTAGATGTGACTTTTTCTTCGCTTCTTGCTAAGAAGTGTGAAGAACCAGAAATACGTGCTGACATAGTCACATGGTTGCGTGGTTGTAGTGCTAGCTGATCGAGTGTGTCGGATGATCGACTATCGAAAGCGATTCCTAATTCAGACTTCAGACGAGCTGCATTGAAGATAAACACACCTTGATCTGGGTAGAACAATCCGTATTGAACTGCTGATGCAGTAACGCCTCCTGATCCACTGTAAATACCAAACACTCGTCCTGACTCATTTACTGTAGGAGTCTCTCCTTGCCCACTTGCATCGATAAAGGTACGATAAGCTGTTGGCCAAGTAGACGACACCGATCCACTACCCAATCTCAATTCCCAGTTTCCTGGATCTACTTTTTGACGGAAACGTGCACGTGCTACGTTGATTACAATAATATCGTCTGGATTGTCTGTACCTCCTGATCCGTTACTGAATGAGAAAACAGTGTCGGTTGGAGGTAGTAGCATGTTCTTATACTGAGAGTATATTGCTCTAGTTGGTGTATCGTTTACATTTTGTCCAGTTGTATTTGGATCACCATAAGATCCACTACCCTTTCTATGTCCGTATGCAAGTGCAAATTGAACTGCTGCGTTTGGACTTGTTTGTGGGTCTCTATGATACACATTCATGTAATAATCTCCAGACTGTGACATCTGAGCTGAAGATGTAAAGAAACCTATACCACTAGCAAACGATTGTGAATAAGGGTTCATGTTTTCAGACCATATCGGTTGTGATATGGTTTGGATGTCCCCTGCTACGATATCATCTTCTGTGAAGAACTTAAAAATCTCTGCCATGGTTTAATTATGCGTTAAGTGGTGTTGCTGATTGAACATCTAATGTTAAGAATTGTGAAGGATCTACTGTAATAGAAACAGTTTTAAATCCACCAGTCTCGTTACCAACAATAGTCAACAATGCACGACGAATTGTTGTTCCTGATTGTGGTTTTGCTTTAATAAGGAACTTAGTACCAACCTTAGTGATAGTTTTACCTGCTGTAGTTGATCCAGTAACCTCATCGTCTATAAAGTTTGCTGCTGTTGAAGCCGCATTTACATCTGCTACATTTTGTACTGCTGCTCCGAAAGCTCGTGCTGCTGGTTGAGTTACTCCTCCATCAGGAGCTACCTCAAGAGTTGCAACAGTATCATCACTAAGAATAGCAGTATATCCTGCTGAATCGTTTCCTCCTTGCAAGTTTAGTGTGTTTGGAGTTACAGTTACTGACTGCTTCAAAGATGTGATTGTGATAGCAGACGGAGCAACACTAATTACAGGAATACCAATTACATCCTTAGGTAGGGTAATTAGCTTGTATCTTAGCATTTGAGTTTCATCAGGAAGCGCTTCTAGTACTGGCATGTTTTCGATTACTGCACCGTAGTAGTTTGTACCTAATGTGTGTGCAGGGTTCCAAAGATCGTAATCGATCTCGTCGTCTGAAAGCGCAAACTTAACGATGTTAAGCTTTCCACCTGCTGCTAAAATTTGACGCCCTTTATTTGTAAGGATTGCGTCTACTGTTACTGTCGTATTATCTAAATACCCCATTTGTTAGTTGTTTAATATAAATATGTTACAATTTAGAAAACTATCTTATTTCAAAGTTACCTCTTGCTGTTGGTCTGTTTACCAATTCAACTCCCGTTCCTTCTGTAATTGTGATAACTGGACCACCATCAGAAGTATCTGGGCTATCAATGTTGTAGTCTGTCGATGTCAGCTTACATCCGTCGTATCGAGCGTTTCTCATACCATAACTATCGTGTAAGTGAAAATCTTGAACCTCAGCTCTGTAGTTTAGCGACTTAATTGATAAACTTCTTATCTGAACCTCCCCACCATCTGTTGCTGAAGTGACAGCTGCTAGTATTCCTAACTCATTCCCACTAGCTAAGGTTCTGAATGTATAGGTTGTTGGAGTTGAAGTTACTACTACTGTTTGTTGTATTTGAGAGTTAAATCCTCCAAAAAACAAAATCAAGTTAGCAGTTACCGTTCCGGAGGTTGCTACTGTTATCTTGGTCTCATACAAATATTGGTAAGTTTGTGGTTGATTCTTTTCGTAAAAGAATGCATCGACACTTACTGATCCTGAGAAATTTGCTCTTGTTGCACCTGACCCATTATAGAAGTACAGACCATCCACATTATCCATTCTCCAGTGATAGCTTCCCGTTGCAGGTAGCGGTAATGCTCCACCTCCATAGAGAGCTGCGCCATATACTGCTGAACCATATACAGCAGAACTTCCTGTGAAGGAGTTTGATATGTGAAGTCCGTATTGACTAGTCCATAGGTTCGACTGAAAAGCGTATGAAGATGTGAAAATTGTTGATCCAGTCTGTAAAGCAGCACTTCCAGTGAAGGCTTTTCCTGCTAGGATATCCTTTCCATAAACACCATCTTCGTTATTAGATCTTTCGCTATATCTTGCAGTTATGATTGCTGGTACTACCGCTTCATAGTAATCGTAAGGTAGACTGTCTACAAGGTATGGATTAGATATTGTAGTACCACTTCCGCTTCTTGCCCAAGTTACAAATCGATACTGGGTACCTTGTACTCTAGTATCTCGACCGTAGCTGGAAACTCCCAGATCAATAGGACCAGTCATGCTTCCACTAGTTGACGGATTATCGTCTATGCCCTGTCTTGTGAACTCATTAGCATAACTATCATCGAAGAGAGGGATTAAAGATGGATTCGTTCCATCGATTATCACGTAGTCTACCTCTTCCTGATCAGGCTCTGGTATGATTACGTCTATTCCTAGTCGAGGCGCTTGATATTCATAATCAGGGTAGCTAATTATATCGTTATACTCAGCTACTCTTTGCTCTTCTCCACTCAATGCTACGTAATCACCCTCATCTCCTCCTATCTTACCTTCGGCAACGTATCCGTTGTTTGCCCAGTAAGGTTGATTTCTTTCCGGTTCGCCATCTCCATCTTGAACTGCACCTCCTGGTGTCCATATTGCATCAGGACCAACATCAATTGACGTAGAGTAGTGTAACTCCTCATATGATGGTGGAGCAAGTCTAACCTTTGATCGCTCTATGACGGTAGGCTCTACAACCAATCCAACCTGAGTATTTGCTCTGTGTGGAACAAACTTCTTAATTAGCTGGAAAAGCGATGCGTCGTAGTATTGTAATAACCTTATGTAATTTTGTATCTTGTTTCTTCCTACGTACTTTTTAGCGTACTCTCTCTTCAGCTCATCTAGGCCTGGGTATGTGTCTAATGACAGATAACTTGGATCTCCTATATAGTCGTCAATGCTGATTGCACCAAATTGCTCTGCTATATCCTGATTGATTTCATTTTGTGGTGATAGGTAAATACCTAAGCGAGGACTGTCTGGTGGTTGATTGTCTGCAAGGCTTCTCTGTACGCTGTTGTTGCGATAAAGAATATTACCCTCAGTTCCTATTCCACCTCCTGCAGTGAATGTATCTTCTATTCTTATCTTATTCGATACGCTCCTATTACCACCTAAATCTGGCCATTCTAATGAATGAAATTCTGCTATTGATTCATAGAAACTATCAACACCTTCATCATTGTAATTATTGAAATCATAAGCAGTTGTACTACTTTGGTCTGGATGTTGAGAGCTGAAGCTGGTAGTGGCAAATACATCGTACCTCTTGTTGTCTGTACCTAAACACGCTCTAAACCCTAACTCATAGAAACTAGAAGTACTTCCCGTGTATGCGTCTGCTAAGTTACCTTGATAGCTAGTCGGTGCTAAGGCGTGATTATCAAGTATAGGATCTTGCAACTTTGCTGACCAAAATCGCAGTTCTTGAATACTTCCAGACCACGATAATAATGGATCCGCAGTTCCTGGTCGTGTTGTTTGTACATCTCCTGCTGTTAGGAAGCTTGTGTTATAAGAAGAGCTGGTAGCTCCATCTACAAATACCGAAGACGAATACGTAGCAACTACTTTTTGATAGTTGGTCTTCTTTGCGACTAGTGTGTATGTAGCATTTGTTGTTACTGTATCATCTGCTGCATCTCGTAATAGGGATATATTCCAGAAGCCTTGGTCATATATTGAGCAGCTGAAGCTTGCTGTTGCCCATCCCTGACTACCGCTCAAATAAAAGCCTAAGTAATCTCCACTCGCACTCTGAAACGCTTCTATCTTCCATGTTGAGTTGTTATCTCCCAACAAGAATCGACTCCCAGTTTGATTAGCTGCTGCTTTTGCTCTAATTTGTACACTTAGTGGGAATCTAGAGTTTTGTGGAAGAGTGTTCCAGGTAGTCTGCACTGATCTAGGATATCCTACTCGTGTTGCATAGAAGAACCTTTCATATTGCAAGTCCGTCTTTGTATCAAAGTCAGGCTCTGGACCTCCGTACTCTCTAATTCGTAAGATGGTCTGTGGAATACCAAAACAGTTGATTAAAGCTCTTACACCTCTCTCGGTTCCTTTTGTTTTTAGGAGATATGGTAGGTTATTTATTATGCGCTTCCAAATCTCCTTAGTTCGATCTTCTGCTGTTGCAGGGTACTCTGACCCGTAGGTTGAAACATTAGATCCAGACACCGTTGTACCTAGAGCATAGGACCAAAGGTCTTCTAATGTGTTTCCGTTTTCGAAATCTATACCTAAGTTCTTAGCAACGTGGTATATCAAATCTCTACTGAAACCATCGTATGTTGATTGATTTCGGTCATACGTTTCGGTGATGTTCTTTATATAAAGCATCATCGTATCGAAATAATGACCCATCATATTTACCAACAGTGTGTACTCGTTGTTAGCTGGATCTTCCAGAACGTGTGCCGGAATCAGTCTATATAACGCTTGATCGTTGTTTTGATCGTACAAACTAGCTGAGCTATATATGCCATCCCACCACTCCTCTACTGCCGAAGAGGTTACTGAGTAATTTACATAGGGGTGGGTTGAGTTTGATTTTGGCCATGTGGTTGGATAAAACTCACCATAGCTGCTTGTTTCGTAGCTGCTAGATTGATTGTAGAGATATTTCTCATACGAGTCAAACGTTCCTATAAGTGCAGCTCTCTTTGTTTGTGCATTAATAACGTTTGTCTGGTATGTAATACTTCCAGTAACACTACTGTTAGGTGATCCGTTTAAGTTTGTGGTTAACTCCGCTATTCGAGCGTTATAGCTTTCTAGCAAAGTCATTTTGTATCTAAAATTCTCTAACCTCTCTACTGCAGATCCTAATGTGATAAAGTTCTCAAATCTACGAAAATCCGTATTCAAATTAATACCTTCAACCAAAGACCCACTAAGTAGGCTGTTTATAATAGCTTCGGTTGTTGGTGTATTTGTAGATAGTATGTCGTCCCAGTCCTTGTAGGGAGTGGTTACTGTAGTTTGTGTTTTATTTAAAACGTCCCAGTTAGCTCCCGCTATGATTGTCTGGTTTCTTTTAGGCTTTGGTGGAACTACCGTTATAGTGTCAGATAGGTTTTCACTGACTTGCTGTGCAATCCATACGTTTTCTCCTAAGCTAACGTTTGCAGGGAGTGGTGCTGCAAATTTAAGCACTATGGAGTATGGATTTAGAGTTATTGTAAACTTATCTTGAATATAATCGAATATCCTATAAGCCTGCACTCCTGTCTCTGTCTGTCTGAGTAGGAAAAGGTTTGGTAGTATTTGAGCCTTAGGCAAGGTAAATAACCTAGAACTGAAGAACTCTAAGAAATCTCCATTACTTAATGTTGGACTTGTTACTGGAACAATACGAGCTTCTAGGCCATCTGAGCTGATTTCTTGTATTTCAACCTTATGGCCGTCTCCAGATCCTAATATGTTTCTGTGAAACTTATACTCTACGTTATACCTTCCTGATACATAGCCTAGATTCTTTATATCTGCCTCGACATCTAATGTAATATCGTTACCGCTCTTTGTAAAAGTCGATACTCTAAAACTACTCTCTAAATATACGTTAACGGCATTGTATACGTCAAGAATTACAACGTCGTTTGGATATCGAGTTATGTCAGAAGACTCTAGCCCAAAGGGCTTTACATTAGTAGCTTGTGGAGATTGTGGTGTTGCAGGTCGTGATTGCGGGGTTGATCCTAAAGGTCTCGGTCCTGCTGGTAAATCTCTACCTCCTGGTCTTGATTGAAAAGATCCAGTAGGAAGCGTCGATACGTTTTGTATATTCTTTTTAGCCACGTATTTTTAATATAAATATCTTACCGCTGAAGTTATGACTCAGTTTCTGATGGTGGTGTATCTTCCGGAATCTCTGCATCTTGAAGCTGCTCATCAAGAGTGACCACATTCTCGATGTTTTCAATTCGATCTCCACTAGCATCCTCCACACCTACTACATCTCTTTCAAATATATTCAACTCTTCTACAGATGGTGGTGGATCTAGCTCTCTTGCTTTTATACGTACTCCTCGAGAATAATCCTCAGTAGCCTTGTTGAGGCTGAATATGTCAATTCCTGGCATTTGAGGAATTGATTTAGGCATCTGATAATCGTAAGTGAATGTACCCGGCTGTGATGTGTCATTTACATCCTCAAATAACCTTCTCTTTCTTAAGCCCAATACCGTGTATTCTGCTGGTGGGAGGAAGTAACTTACGTAGTTGTCGCTTGCTCCTGCTCCGGCAGGCATTAGTTGAAACTTTGCCAATGCAACACCACATCGTGGATATCCATATTCTAGAACTGGCTTGTTATTAGAGTCTGCAACTGCAGTTGTAAAGTCATTTCTATAAATCTCCGGTCTTGTCCAACCTCGTGACTCTGGTTGAGAATCTTCAAACGCATCTGAAGTGTGTGTGAATGTGATTAATACTTCAACTGATCTTGTGTTTTTAGGAACGTCAACCGTAGCACCTACTCCAAACATTGCTGCAGCTCCAAAATCCTCCAAAGCCTTAAAAGTTCTTTTATCGCTAATTACCGAGTTTTGTGGATTGGCTGGATCGTAGTTAGGTGGTGTTTGTTTTGGATAGTATCGACCTCCTTCTTTAAAAGGAACTTTCTTTATAAAGAAGGCTGCATTTCTATCCATACCAGTCACATCTACCGTGTTAATTCTAGCGATATCATTATCTACCCTTATGTTTTGGTATATAGGAGTACTGCTCAACGTTACTTTTATTTCTCCGTCAATCTCTTCAAGTTGACGCTTCATATTTCTATATGCCTTTCTCCTCTGAAGCTGCTTAAACTCCTCTGCTGATATGTTTTCAATACTCTCTCCACCCAGATCTTCTGGCTGCAGTGGTATTAGTATTAATCTTGCTGGAGCGTTTAGATTATTAAACCAGTTATCTATGTTCCACGAACCATTCCCTCCTATAATCTGCTCACCAAAGTCGTCAGAATATCCGTAATCATTAAATACGTTTTTGAACTTTCTTCTTTTATTGGCTCCACCACTGAAATTATTCAACTTTAAGTTGTAATTATATCCCACTAACCTTTGGCTAGGTATTGCTGGGTTTGGAGACATTAGGTTGAGAAGAGCCGTAGTGTCTGAGTATTTTTGACCGAATATTTTAACAGTGTTGTTATTTGTTATGAACAAATCAAAAATTGGATACCAAGTTATAGGTAAGTATGATTTCTCTTTAATTGCAAATACATCATAAACGTCTGGACCTGGAATATCCTGTCTTTCGATCTCTACTCCATTTGCGTTCCTCATAATGAGGGATATTGTTGTAGAGTCTTGCATTAGTGGAATAATCTCAATCACACTATCTTTAACCAACTCTACTCTATTATCTTTGCTTGATCTTATTCGATCGTAAACATCAAAACTACTGTTGACAAACCAATTAAACAACTGCTCACCATCCTCAGTAGTTGCTTTGATTTGGTACCCCGTGATACCAGCTCCTACATATGCAAAAAACTGAGCTTGTAGTTTGTTTAAACCTAAGACCTTACCATCAACCACAGCATCTATATCCTGCAAGTCTATTATCTGAGATGCTGTTGAACTCTCACTTCCACCATCTTTTTTGAATTTTATCTTGTCTCGAGTTATGTATGTTAATATTTGGTTATCAACCTCATTTGATAAACCAATCAATCTTCCGTTAAGATTTCTGTTATACAAATCCATCCACTTTAGTCCTGGAAAGAATCCTGCGAACTTGAAAGTTTCTATATCCTCGTTTGGAACAATTTGAGCCGGATAGCTAGAATTCATCCATGCCATCCAATCTGGCAATGAGGAATTGTGTGTTTGTCTTGCATTCGGACTAATATCGTATAGGTTTGGATCTTTACTTTTCCACGTATTTAATACGTTAAATAGCAAGCCGCTATGTCCTGCTTGAGAAAATCGAAAGTCGTCTGGCGTTGCTGGTTGTACTTTGGAGAAGCCATAATCATAGTAGCAAAAGTGTGGTAAGCTGCCAAAGTGATTTGTTGCTGGTACACTCTCTATGAAGGTTCTAGTTATCACATCCGAACTAACGGTCCAATCCACAGTAGAGGAACCATTCATAAGAAGGTTTTTAAATAGCTTTGGATGATTTCTAGGATCAACAACAACGAGTTCAATTTCAGTTGAAATCGTAGTTCCGTAAGTATTTGAGACTTCACAAGTATAAAGTCCACTAACGTTCTCGTCTACCTCTCGAGAGGATAGTGCTAAACCAGAAATACCCTTTCCATTGTTAAGAGAGTTAACTTCAACGATAGATGCTCCGTTGCGCTTCCACACATACTTTAATCGACTATCGTCTCCTCGCAAGCTTGGATCAACTAAGGATGGATCTTCAGCTATAATAAACATCTCAACAGCAGTACCTGCTAGTACTGTAAATCTACCAAAGATTGGTTGTATTTCGAGGTAACTTGGCTCTCCATTTACATACTCTCCAATCCATGTCTTTTGTCTTATGTTCTTGTCTAAATCCGATACAATAGCTGGTGGAACGGGTGCTTCGGGCATTAAGAAGAAATCTCCTGATCTCAAAGCCTGATCCTCTAAAGGTGGTGTCAGTTTTGCTGTTAATTTCTTCATATCTTAGTCTGTTCGTCACTTATGCGTGCATACTTTATAGTGTAAGCGGCGCCATCTATCCCTCTACCTGCAACTGGCGTTCCGTTGAAGTTTGTTCCAATCTGCGGTGCTGCGCTTACGGCATACAAGCTAACCGTCCACTTAGGATTAGGTATTTTTTTGTTCGTCTGAATCTCCGCCGTTATGGTATCAACACCCCACTTTGCTGTTAGTTGTACTATACTTAAACTTCCACTAGCTGCAAATACATATTCTGTTATATCTTTTTTAAAGAGAGATCTTTTTGCTATAATAGCATTGTATTCAGTAGAAATTTCACCAGCCGGCGGTTCTACAATTCCGCTAGCAGATACGTAGCCTGCGAATAGCATGTTTAGGTTTTTTTGTAGCGTTGAATCTTGGGATGCCGACTCAAACGCAGTAACACCTAAACTACTACTAATAGCTAATAATGCCTGCTCACCAGTGAAGGTTCCTTTGTAAGTCACTTCCGGAATACCTAAACCACCTTTGGAAGCAGGTGTTGTTGC